TGGCCAGACAATACCAATCGGCACTGGTTGCTGTTGGGTTGGTATTGTCTGGCCAGCACACGCACGTCCCCGCTGAACGCCCACTCCGTGCTCTTAAGGAACGCATCCAGGCGCACGATATCCCCCACGTCGTAATCTGCAAATAGCCCCGGCTCCCTGTCGTAGGCAGTGACCCTGAATCGCTTGGACGCCTGTTTCTTCTCTGCCAGTAGAGCTTCTGCGTTTTCATCCAGCGTGGCCTGGACTGTAACGGAACTCTGCACCTCTGCGTATTCTCTAAATCCATAAGTTTCTAATGAGGTATCATCCTCTGATATAGCTACATATCTATCGGCTCCCCACGTCTGCCCAGCGCCCGCCAGGATCACGCGCCCTGCGATGTCGCCCTGTTCGTTAAGCGATACCTCGCAGTTCAGCCCCTCGATCAGATGCACGTCACTGGTGCGGTCGATTCCCCTACGGTCGTACCAGTGCGCTCTGAACATCAGGTTGCCATCCACGATCTCGGGCTCGATGTAGAAATCCATCCCGGTTAAATCCGATAGATCCTTAACCCGCTGTAGCAAGTTGTGGTAGTGGTACTGCAACGTTCTGGGTCTACCGGCGTAAGAGATGTCGCCTGTCAAGACGCCCATTGGTTGGTACGTGTTCTCTTCCTCGATCAGGGTCTTGTAGATGTAGCCCGGTGCCGCTACATCAAAGTACCTGCCCTTGGGCGTCCTGCGCCAGTGCAAGACACGCTCGCCTGAGTAGATCGTGGCCGTTACCCCGTTAAAGTCCTGCTGCATAGGCGGATCGATCACACCGCCAAAGTCGGGCAAACCATTATCGAACCTCAATAGCACCCGGTTGCCATACAACAGATTGGTTCGGGTACACTTGTCGTTTGAATAGTTGAGACTTGCTTTGGCTTGCCCCCAATTGTTGAGCCGCCAGGTTACATCAGATATGTCGAACTCTATCTCTGCCAGTTGGATGCCGTTGCGGTCAAAGGTTATGGCTTGAATCATTCCAAGTATCTCCGGTTAAAGATTAGCGCTACATTCACGCCCGCCGTGCCTGTGTCTGACCAGTTAATCACGTTGTCGCCCGGTTGCAGTTTGAACCACTCCTTACGCGCCCCGCCTACCAGCGTGATGGCCTGCATCTGTTTGGAACCGTCCTTCTGGTAAGTAATCACCTTGTTGGCGGTGTCCACTTCAAGCACCTGGTCCTCTGCCATCGTGAACAATAGCTCGATAGATTGCCCTGTCGTCTCATTCTCTAGCGTTACGTCTAGGTTGTAGTTACTCTGCTCACCACCTATGCTAGCTACGGGAGTGTATGAAGAGTTTAGAGTAATTGTAACGTCTGATACCTCTACATACATTCCAGTTACAGGATTTGGACTTTCGCCCATTCTAAGAGCTACATAAGTAGATAGACTTCTCAGAGCCTCATTATCACTCCAGGATGTCCAAGTAGTTGTACTGCCCGGTTCTGATATCGTATCCTCTTCAAACCAGGTAGCACCATCTCTAGATGACTCAATTTTAGCATCAAAGTACCCGGCACTGTTAACGTACTTCTCACCGTTGGTAAAGTTCGCATTGGTGATGTAGCAAGGGTTGAACAGATACCAGCGTCCATAGTTCTGGATGCTTTTCGCATAAATGCCGATCTCTGACCAGGGGCTAGCATCCGTGCCTCTGTTGGCCGTGTAGAATGTCGGGTTGCTAGGGTTGGCCAGGATCACTTGTGACTGCCATCTACCAGCACGTTTCAGGTTGTCATCCCCAAAGTTGGCATACACCCAACTGGTGTTGGTGGACGTCAGCGCAAAGGCGGGCTGGTAATCATCGTCTACACTCGGAGCAGATACACTAGAGTTGCCGTACAGAATCCATACATCGTGTTGAACCCAGAACACGGTGTCGCCTACCGTGTGATCTGCGGCAGAAGTTCCCTTGGCTGCCCTGGTGCACCCCAACAAGGTCTTGTTGGTATTGTTCTTGGACGTGTAGACAAAGATCTCGCTGTCTATCTGTACGATACCGCTGTTGGGGAACCCCTTGATGCTGGTAGAGCAAGTGATCGTCTCGCCCGCGTCCCCTGACCCGATGGCCTCGCTTAGCGTTGCACTCACAGAGTTCTGAAAGTTCATATTGGCCCAGATCTCTGTGCTGGCAGTATTGATGTCCTGAATCCAGCGGTCGACCTCGATACCGTCTACAAACACCCTCAGATCGTCGCCATCGGCCTGCATCTTGCCAGCGGCTATCAGGGTAGCTGTATCCAGCGTACCTAGTAGCACCGGGTAAATGTTGGCCTGTCTTGCGCGCCACTTGATCGGCACAAAACGCTTGTAGGCATAGTCGCCGGTCTTTGTCTCGGTAGGCTCGATCAGGATAGCGGGGTATACGTCACTGTCAGAGTCCGCGTTAATTGTGTGTGTCCACGTATCATCGGCTGGCTGGAAAAAGTAAGCGTCCCCATCCCTGGACTGCCAGCGAATGTCGCCACTAATGGCCAGGTTGCTCACGATCCCCTTGTCTGTGGGCGTGCCACCGATCTGTAACGGGAAGGCTTGCGTGCACAGGGCCTCTACCCATCTAGCCCTACCAGCTACAGTGCCATTCTCGTAGATTTGTGAGATTTCACTAGCAGTTAGTACCCTGTCCCATACATCAAATTCTGAGAATGTCCAGTTGCCGTGTCCGGACTCAACATATGAAGCACCCAACGTCCAGTTTGTGATACCCGTAGGGGCAGATAAGCTAGTGGTATCGGTATCATCTAAAGTACCTGCTGTATAGACTTTGTATTCATCGTTGGTAAAATCTAGCGTAACCACCAACTCTACCCAATCACCAGCGCTAAACGTTTGTACAGCAGAACCTTCTCTATATGACCCATTTATGTATAGCGCAAAAGTATCATTAGCCGCTAGATACTGAATTAAAATTCTATCATTGTTGTCTGCTCCTCTTGCATCCATCACATATACTGGAAAGTTCGCGTCGTCTGCATCTAATGGAGCTTGAAGTACCATTCTAAAAGATAGAGTATCCTTGCCGCTGATTAGACTTGTATGATCATTTAGGGTAAACTCTGTAGCCGTTCTTGAGCTTGTGCTATCGTGTGGTGTTCCAGTCCAGGCATAGCCTTCACCTAAACTACCATCAGCATATGAGGTGGCATAATCTTTTTCCTCACATTGCAGCCCGTCTACGTATAAATCTACATTCGTGGCATCGTTACTTTTCCTGATATGTACATTTAAATTAGTCTGACCTGCATCACTGGTGGCGGTGACTTCTACCCGCTGCCAACTACCAGTAGATGTAAAGTTTGCGGATTCTATAGTAGCTGAATCCGCGTCATTCCTGAACTGTAAGCTGAGAGGTATACCAGCTTCACAGAAAACCCAAACAGATACCGTATATTGAGTAGAACCGCTCAGCCCACCGGTCTGATTGTATTTAATACCACCATACAAACCGGTGCTAGTGACACATTTGATAGAGTAATTTCCGTATTTTGCATAGTCTCCTGATCGCGCCACAGAGGTAGACCCTGCCGTAGTGTAATTAGTAGCAGCAGTCTCCGCAGACGGATTGGTAACTAGGTTAGTAGTAGCCTCTTCAATAACTATAGCTCTTTGTCTACTCTCATTGCCATCTTCAAAATGAATAGCTCCAGACATAGTAGCTGTAGCCCTGTTTAGAATATCTCTTACATACCAGGTGCCGTCACTTTGGTACACGTCCCACGGGCCGAAAGCCAGGACGTTGCCTTCCGGCATAACCTTGTCAGCAGCGTACAGCTTGCCGACCGCCTCTGACTCTGGCGATAGCTCCTTGAGCAGGTCCAGGCGTTGGGACAGTCTGAGTGCCGCCGTGGACTTGAGGAACCTCGTGTCTAGGATCATACTGTGGCCCGGCCTGTTAAGACCCGAGACGATGGGCCAGTAAGACGCGCGCCGTATCTGCTCAGATCCAGCTTGCCACCCGATCCCGTTCTGTAGGATACTGATGATCGTACCCTCGGTCTGCACTAGATCCTCGGTGTCGTTTAGAATCGTGTCATTGAAAGCAAGGGCCTTTTGCATACTACGCTCCTATTGCCTGGAGTTCAAGGAACAGGCTGTCTTTGTCCTGAACGCCCTCTATAACGAATGTGTTGTAGTAGAACTGGTTTCCGCCCCGCCCGCCAGCTTTGCCCATCGCTCTTGCTAGGGCATCGACGGTCTGTTGGCTGTCGAGCGGCAGCACGACCTCGTTGGCATGTACCTGGGCCAGCGTGTCCTGTCTGAGCAAGCCGCCCGTATTCAGCCTGGGTAGGCTGACAGGAGCTACCTGCCCGATGCTAACACCAGGCACCTTGTTGGCCTGTTGCACGAGCCAGTTGATACCCTCGATAGCCGTGTTGATTGCGCTCTCGATATGCCCGATGATCGTGTTGAACGTGCCCTTGATCGCACCACCCACGGTCTCGAACGCACCGCCTACTGTGTCGGCCATTCCGGAAAGAGCCGGTGTAAGATCGTGCTCTATAAAGTCGAATATGGCCTCGAATGTAGGCTTGAGTGTGTTGTCCCAGAACGCCTTGATCTCACCGAACGCATCTGGGATCTTGTCCGATAGCCAGCTAACCAGATCCCCTACTATCGGGATCAGCGGGTCCTGGATGAACCCCCACAGCAGCTCCAGCACAGGCTTAAGGACAGAGTTCCACACGTCCTCAACAGCCTGGAAAGCGGTGGGCAGGTTGACCTCCAGCCAGTCTACCACCTCGGAGATGATCGGGATTAGCGGGTCTTGTATGAATGCCCAGATAGCATCCAGCGTGGGCTTTAGCGGATTGTCGTAGAACTGCTTGATCTTGTCGATGGCAACAGGAATGTTCTCTCCTAGCCATTGTGCCAGAAGATCTATGGCAGGCACGACCTTGTTGGTGATGAATGGAACCACGTCTTTTTGGAACACATCTATCAGAACCGGAAGGTACTTGTTAGCTGCTTCCGCCACGACATCCAGCATCGTGCCCCAGATGGGCAGGAGAGCCTTGCCGATGGTGTCTTTTGTGTTCTCCAGCTTGGCCGTCAGTTGCGCCTGCTTGGTACTGGCGTTGTCTGTGATGTCAGGCATACTGGCCGTGTTCTCTTTAAGCAGTTCGATAGCTTGCGTGGCCAGGGCCATCTGTTGCTCTTGCTTGGTCAGCTCGTCTGCACTCTTGCCGATACTTGCCGCATAGTCATCATACGCCTTGGTGGCGTCGACCTGGATCTTGAGGTTGTCCAGGATCTGTGGACTCAAGCGCCCTACGCCGGTTGTCAGGGACTCCAACATGAACCCCACATCATCACCGGTAGAGGCCGCTACCTTGCTGAGAGACTCCATTGCATCCGGTAAGAGTTGCGCAAAGTCCGTACTAACTAGCTGAGCCGCATCGTTAAAGGATGTCATCAGGTCGCGCTGATTGATCATCCCCAAGGAACCCTCTTCGAGTGACTGGATCAGTTCATCGCCGCTCTTCCCTACCGACTCCGCCAGTCCATCGAAAGACTTCTCGATACCCTCGAGAGGCGCAGCGTCAGAGGCCAGCTTGGCAATGCCGATGCCAGCCGCAGCCGTTCCAGCTCCTAGCGCTCCAAGCCCCACAGCAGCCGCTTTGCCAAGGTTGCCCAAAGCGCCACCGATACCCCGCAGGACGCCGGAGGCCTTGTCCTTACCCTTTACTATGATTGCTACTACGTGGCGGTCTGCCATTATAGTCTATTCCTTACCCTGTTCTCTACCTTCTCGAACATCAGGTGTCGCAAGCCGGTCTTGATGTCCTCTGAGCTTAACTCGGAGGGCCTACAGTGCCACAGCTTGCATAGCCTGTACATCGTGTACTCGGGGGGTGGCGCTCCGCGTCCTGTCCATAAGAACGCGGTTAGCGCCAGCTCTAGTTTTTTGCCTCTTCCCCCGATACGATGCCCTCGGTTGCCTTGCGGATCTCATCCAGCACCAAGTTTATCTGCTTGATCTTTAGTTGGCGCACGTCACCATCGATAAACTTGTCCAGCAAGTCAAGCTGCTCTGTCAGAGACATTCCCTTAGCCTTGCCGGTCTGGATAGCCTCAAAGTCCCCGATTGTCATTTCCTCAAGGTTGACCTTGATTTGAAACTCGTCTTTCTTCATAGCCTTACTCTCCTGTTCTAACTAGCTGCTCGCTGTAGACTCGGTGAACCCACTGGAAACAACTGTGGCCTGGAACATGATGATGTCCGGGCTGTCAGCGTTACCGCTTGGGGGTGTGCACGCCACAACCTTGCCGCGCACCTGGTACTCTTTGTCGCCCACACTTCCACCTGCGTAAGACCACTTGAGCCAAAAGTCGCTGTTATCCACCTTGGCGTCATAGATCTTGTCGAACGGCTCTGCATCAGCCTGTGTGTACACCGCACTGATCTGTGCCTCTGCGGGTGACAGCTTGCCGTAGCCCTTGATGGGGGTATCCCCATCGAACGTGTATGCATCGGAGTGCGCCCTGTCGCCACCTGCCGGGGTCACGCTTACCGCGTACCCGGAGATGTCTGTCCAGCTAGCTCCATCGTCCGTGCTATACTCGACCTTTTGTGCTCGGGCACTCATTCCATCCGTTGTCTGTGCCATTATATTCCTCCCTGAGCCGCTTTCACGCGACCCATTCTTAGTAAGATGCTGGCTGATGTGTCGTCTAGCTCAAACTCCTCACCTGGCCAGATGCTTCTGTGCTCTTTGTAAGATGTTAGTTCGCTCTGCGCCTGATACAGCGCCTTTCTGTGCTCGCCATCCGGTGTAGGCCAGTAGACCGTATCACCGCTTATGTGCCCGCACTGAACACCTAGATCGTGCGCCTGCTTTAGCCCTAGCTTCTGTGCATCGATGCTTAGATACCAGTCGGGGGCAAACCTGCCGTAACGGAACTCGATCTGCGGCAGAACGTGATTCTTTATCAGTGTGCATCCCGTGCCCACACCTACCGTCCGGATCACCCTGCCGTATACTTCTGCGGCAGAAGTGCCGCTCAAGTGTGTTGCGCCCTGCTCATCCAGCTCTGTGCACACCAGCCACTCGTGATGTCCCCTGCGGGACACGTAAAGACCGTAAACAATGTCTGCATCGACAGTGCTCATTCTTGTCAGCGCCACACCGGGTACGATCATATCCGCTTCCACTATAAACAGGTCTGACCCCTGGCGTATGGCCATTAGCCTGGCCCGGTTTAGCTTGGACGCCAGATCTGCGTATGGCTCCACACGCATATCGTGGTCGTGCTTGCCGAACACGATCTGTAGCTCGCCCTCATAGTCCAGGTCCACTATGGATCGGAACGTGTCAGGGTAGATCCTGGGCTTCCTTGGCCGCAATGGGCAGTACAACACTATACTACTTTGCGCTGTTGGCTGTAACATAGATCCTCTCTACCGTGTAAGACACGCCGCCTATCACGGCGTCCAGTACCACGGTCGGGCCTTGATAATCAAGCGCGTTCCAGTTAGCAGATTCCTGGTTCTCTGACACATACTCGGCAGTCAGGCTCTCCAGTAAGTCTAGCCTGTCCTCGGCCTGAGCCTCTGTCCATCCCGTATCCTTAGATAGTACGTGGACGCGGATCTCGAACGTCAGCGTAGCCAGGTTTCCTCTAGCCGTAAGTCTGGGCCTGTCACTGTTGGCAGATAGTACCATAACCAGGGGCGTCTTGCCCTCGAGATCGTCGGTTCTGTGCCCGATAACCTCTTGCACGTTAGCCCCGTACTTGGCGCTCAGGCCTGTCGCCAGCGCATCGCGTATCGTCTCTCGGTTGACGGTCATCTCTTAACTACCTCGTCTGCCATTATGGCAATCCTGTGCCACTCAGCCTCTATGGCCTCTGCGTAAAAGTCGTCTTGAAACTGAGCGTACTCTGCGGGTCTTGACCCGTCCGGATTGACCACGTTAGGGTCCGTGTAGATCATACTATCCACACCACGCAGTTCCAGTCTCTGAGCATTCTTTAACGCGCCGGTCAGCACGGGGACTCTGGGTAGCACAGCACGGTACAGGGCAGAGGTGATGTCCTCTATCTTGCGCCCGAACCGCTTGGGATCGAACGTCTCAGAGACACCCTCCTGGGCCTCTTCCAGACCCTCCACGTACGCGTCAAGCTGTGCCAAGGATGCGCTCCCTTGCCTGGGCCACCAGGCCATCCAACAGACCTATCAGCCAGTCCCTCTGCTCTGTCGTCATATGCTCTACCAGATTGCCGTCCAAGCGCTTGACGCTACCATCACTCATCTCTACCAGCAAGTGATAGGACGCGCCGTATCTGCGACCGTCTGGGTCTTTGATGCTTTCCAGCGCGACACGCAAAGTACCAATGTCTTGTGGTTCTATAGCCGGTATAGGATCAAATGCCATTATTTTGTCCTCACTACGATCTGTAACCAGTTGTCAGACTCGGGTCCAAAGTACCATTCACCCACGCGCTCTACCGGGTACTCTGTACCGCTCACTACCAGGATGTCTCCCGGCAGGATGTCCAGACCGTTGCGCACAGCGGTCTGTAGGAGTTCGTGGGGCCGGTCCAGCGCCATATGCTGTGCTATCTGCGCATCGAGCGGGTCAAGGGGTAAGCACTTGAGAGACGCGATGTTCTCTACCGGCTCACCCCTCTTACCCGCTACCAGCGTGCCTCGCTTGGTACTGGCCGTAACCGTTGCCATAAGAGCGAATGAGTCTGTCATCTGCCAGCAAAGTCCAGTTCCACAAAGCCCACTGCCGGGTCCTGTAACAAGTAGCCATCCTCTCGTAGAGCTTTCCTGAGACGTGCTATCTTGTCTTGAACCTGCTGCGTAAGCTGGTTGTATTTCTGGCTGCGCGGGCCTACTTCGATGTCGACCAACTCCAGGTTGCCAGCGATGTTCTCTAGCGTAAAGTATTCTGTTAGCCGTAAGAACTTGGCATACTCCGTTACGCCCGAGGGGTCAGGACTGGTGATGGTCGCCACGGTCTTGCCCTGTGCCCACAACGCACTGCGTATAGGGTCTGTCAGGTCCGTATTCGTACCGTCAACCGTTGTGTTGTCCATCCCAGCCTTGCCCATCAAGGGGCCTAGCCGGTCGATGATGATTTGCTCAGTCTGCGCTGTGGTAATAGCCATTAGTCGTAACTTGTCGGGATTGTGTAGCTTTCGCCAGAGTCCAGGTACATCACCACACCGTTCAGGCGATTGGCCGCGCCAAAGCCGAAACGATGCTCGTACACCCACTGCTCGAATGGATGATCGACGCTCTGGTTCACTAGCTGTAACCCGGTGCCCAGTCCGGTGTAAGCCGGGTCCACGCGCTCATAAAGAGGCTTGGGGGCATCCAGGTGCACACCCACCATATAGTTCTCGGGCATCCAGCGCCACTCTGCGACCCAACAGCCACTCACGCGCCCGATGATCCGACCAGGAACGCCAGCGGGCAAGTTGAACAACGTTGCCGTGTCGTTGCCAGCCTGAACAAAGCGGTCTGTGAGAGCCACGAATCCGGTCAGGTCCTCAGTCTTGGCGGTCTGTGCTGGGTTGATCATGACAACAACGTTGTCGTTACCCTGCGTTTCGCCAAAGTGCTGGACCAGATCGTTCTGCATAGTGTAGTACGGGTTGTTGGTGTCAGAGATGTTGGCCGCTGTGTAACCAGAAACCAGGTAGTGGTCCTCTGTTGCTTCCGTCTCGCTGCCGATAACTGGCGGGTACACAACCGTGTCGCCGTTAGCCAGTGGCTCGATAGACAGGTTCCCGTACAGTGGGTCATCGAACGTCTCCTGTGCGTTGTCGAGGATCCGGTGTAGGATCTCCCATCGCACAGAGTTCACGTTGCGGATAGCGATAGTCTGCAAGTGCGCGTCCAGGTCCTGAACCGTCATATAGCCCATAGATACCCGGTCGCCAGCAAAGCTGTCGCCATATCCGGTCAACGGGAAAGCAACATCCCACGAACCGTTGCGCTTAACAGCGCCGGGGGCTGCTTTCGTGCCGATCTTTTGCATTTTGCCGCCACCGGGCAGCACGTACCGCAGTTTGTGATCGGTCGTTTGCCGGTCCACGAACACAGCCATACTGCGCTGCAAGTCCTCGTTGTGGCGGTTAAAGTATTCGGTCACAGCGTCGTATACGACCTGTTGACCGAGAGTTCCGAGGAAGACCCGCTCGGCGTCATTGATGTTTAGTGCTCCGTATAACAAAGACATTAGCTAAAATCCTCCCTCCAACGCGGGTTAAAGTACAAGACCTTGGTCTTGTCCGGATCGCTCATTGGCACGATCAAGCCACAGGGTACTTCGAGCGTCCCCGCAGCGTCGGCCAGAGCACCCGGTGTATCAGACTGGTACACGATTGCGTCGTAATCCAGATCTGACACTACCGGCCCTGCCACATGCCCCTGTTGGAGAGCGCTCAAGATCCATCCAGAGAGCGCGTCCTCGAGAGCCATAACGCGAGTCTGCTGTTTTCCACCAGCATCCGCGTCGGCCAGGCCGTAGGTCCCAGAGCTATTCAGGTACAGTGTTTGTCCCGCAGTAACGTCCTCAGCCACTTCAACGTTGACGATCTTGGCTTCCTTCGGGAACACAACTGCTACCTTGCTAGCCGTAACAGTAATATTTGCCATCGCTTCCTCCTACAAGATATTGCGATTAGTCTGCGGTCTTTCTTGATCCGCAGTCTTTTTAGGTAATCTCGGGGTGCCTTGTGCACCCCCATTTGGCTTGAACAAGTCTTTATTCTCGTTCAGCCACTGTAGTTTGGTCAGCGGGTCCGAGAACACCTCAACAGCTTTCTTGGCCCTTTCGCCTAACGTCTCGTACAGGCTAACGAGCTGTTTCTGCATTACCTCGTTAAACTTTTCGACACGCTCGGCCATAGGCTCAAGCTCTGCTATGCGTTGCTCGTGCTGCTCGGCCAGGTCTTTCCACTTCTCGCCATCTTTGAGCGCCTGCTTGCGGGCCTCTTGCTGCTTTTCCTCGAGCTCCGCCTGCGCTTGCTGTCTGGCCTTAACCCTGGCCTGCCCTATCAAGTGATTGATATGCTCCTGCTGCTCCTCACTAAACTCCATCGTTCCCTCCGTTGCCGCCGAGTTCGCGTTCTAGTTTTGCTACCTCTAGTCTGAGCTTCTGGATCTCAAGCTCATCTTGCTCATCCAGTTTGAATACCGGCCTGTCAGCTATGCTGTGATCCAGCTGGCCAGCGTCGTATGAATCCAGGTTAAATCCTCTGTACTCCTCGTACCCTCTGAACCCGCCTATGGCCACGGCCATTTGATTGGCCTTGACCAGCGCTTCGTCATAGTTCTGTCTGCGTTGCAGCACCTTGTTCTCAACTGGCTGGCGCAAGATCCTGAGCGCCCTGCCGCTCAATTCCTGTATGGGCAACGGGCGTAGCTCGGGATAGTCACGCTCCATATCCTCAAGGATGCTGTTAATGTGACCCAGCGCATCACCCATCTGCAATGGGGCCACGAGCGCCTGGGCTGATGCACCCTCACCTGCGTAAATAGCAGGAATCTGCTCACGGCCCGGCTCCGGTCTTGCGTTCGTGGGGTCCTGTCTCTCGAACGTGATGTTGCCAGACTGCATACCCTTAAATAACCAGATGGGGTTGATCGTCTTGCGAATCTGGTCTGATACCATACTGGCAAGATCGTCTAGCTCCTGCATCTTGGAGCGCGCCGGGTGTAGCTCACTCCAGCCCCACTCCAATCCTACATCGTTGTGCTGGATCAGGGCCATTGGCACAAACCCGTACGGCTCACGCCACTCCGCACTCACGCCGTTCCAGGCGTAGGGCTGTCCATTCAAGAACGTCCGATACACAACATCCATACCGTCTCGGGCCACCTCTTCTGTGTAAGTGACCGTGCCACTGCCGTTAGGCCTGGATACCGTGTCCTCAATCACGTAGCCCTTGACGTTGCCGAACGAGTCCTTCTCGACACTCTCGATCAGGCCAGGATGCAATACCTCAATGTACACACGCTGCTTCTCAATGTCGTCCACCACACGCAGCGCCACGTCACCCAACACCGCACCCCACAAAGTCACGATGTCCTTGCGCACCTGCCAGTTCGACCACTTCCACAGTTCCTCTACCGCACGCACTATCTCTGGACTTCCATCGATCTGCGGCAGATCTCCGCCCCAGATATGTGTCTGGTAAAAGTTGCCCAGCTTGAAAGCAGGGCTGTAAATGCTGCGGATATAGTCGTATAGACCGTAACGGTTTTTCATATACTTGGCCCACGAATGAACCTCGCGGTAGGCCGTGTTCTCGTAAGCCGCCCAGTTCATCTCGTACCGCAGCCTGCGTGCCGCCCACGACTCGAACTCACCACTGTCTGTGGTGACCTTAGCTTCCTTAAAAGCCTCGATTGCCATTTTCAACCTATCCCAAAACCTCATTGTGTTTTAGCCCCTGTACCCTGCCAGAGGGCTAGTGCCCATCTGTGCCGGTCTGTTGCCACCAAGGCCATCAACGTAAGCTACCGCGTACCGTGTCGCGTCACACGCGTGATCGTTTTCCTTCACAGGGATCTCGTTCCCCCTGCTGGACCACACGTAAGCCGGGATCTCTTCCTGCAAGCTGGTAGGCAGATGCTTGCGCCTCAATCGCTCGTCTACCACACGCAAGCTGTCACGCGCTACAAATAACCTGTCGCCAGCAAGCCTCTGCTTAACAGCGCTGATTCCCGGCGCTACGCTGTTGAACCCCTTGATAGCATTCAAGCCAACATCCCTGAACTTCTGGATGTAGGCAGGCTCACTGGGGTCACACGCCCACGCCTCTACCTTAAACTCGCCCTGCAAGTTGACTGCCCGTTCGCGCCACCAGTCGTCTGTCTTTTCTGTCTGGTAGTGCTGTGCCACCAGGTACATCCTGTCCCCCTGTATACCCCATACTGTGATCGAGCCGGGGTGTGCATAACCCCAATCCACGCCCGCCACGTATCTCTGACAGTAGGGCACCTCGTCTACCAAATGTGTGCCGGGGTCAAACTCGGGATATATCGCGCCCTCAGCTACCGCTGGAACGCCCCTGAACAGCCTGTCGTACCGCACGCCCGTCAGGGCCTGTAGAACCTCCATCGTCTCCTGGCCGCGTGTCGTAATCTCGCCTGTCTCTTGGTTGTACAGCACAGGGTTCTCGATGTGCTTGCTGTAGAACATGCGGATATGCGGGCGACTGTAAATCCAGTGTGTCGGCCAGGCCGGGTTCATATCACCGATGGTTTGAGAGTAAGGCATATTCCCCGCTCTGCCGGTTGTTCTCGTTGTAAGCGTCTCCCAGTCGCCCGCTTTCAGCTCCTCCGCCTGGTTTACATAGATGATATCGTGCTCAGCGGACAGAACCTTGCTGGACTTGTCCAATCCAGCCACCCAGACACGAGAGCCGTTTACGTAATCCCACCACTGCGGCTTCTTGCCCCCGTATGGCTGCACAGGACTTGCGCCCAGTACCTTGTTCTGAAACGTAACCACCACCGTCGAGTATGTGCTTGTTAATGTCTTGCGAGCTATTACGATACTGGCTCCGGGGTACTTCAGTGCGCACAGGTGTAACTTCCATAATGCGCTGTATGTCTTACCTGTCTCTGCCGGGCCTGAGAGGATCGCCTCTTTGCCCTTGTACCTCAAGAACTGACGCGCCCCCCCGTAGGGCGCAAAGTCCGCGTCCCGAGGCTGCGCTTGCTCGACTCTAAATGTCGTCATCCAGGTCCAATCCGCCGATCTTGATGACGGTCGTGATCTGGCTGTTTTCATCAGCATCCTGGCGGTCGTACATCGTGAGCCACCACTTGCAAATAGGGATATTCCCCTGATGGATAGCCCTGACAATGTGAGACTTGGCGATGTCCGTTACCCTCAGGCGCTCCGCATCGATCAGCGACTGTAGGCCAGGACACTTGTCTATCCACGACTGCGCTGTGGCCCACTCACAACCAACCTTGCGAGCGACGGTACTAATTACGCCGCCAGATCCTTCTATGGCCTTCTCAAATTGACTCTTGCTGTAGCTCGGCATCCAGGTATTTCCCCTTCATCGATTTTCTGAATAATGTCATCCAGTACACTGTTGCGTCTCGTGACAATCAGCGCGTCCCCTTCTGCATCTGTCCTGGTGCAATACTTGCACTTGCCACCATCAGGGCAGTGGGGACAGGGCTTTCCGTGCCGGTATATCATTGCCCAGTAACCGCAACTCTGATTTGCTCGATGCTTTCCGCCAGCAGATCTAACGCCTGCGACTGAGACTCCACCAGATCAAAAATGCGCGACATCAGCTCTCCGTTCCTGGCTTGAGCTTGCTCTAGGGCCGAGACCCTACGCTCAATATCACGTGACCACTGCTCCCGGTCGGCGCGATAAGCCTCACGTTCCGCACGCATAGACTCCATAAGCTTTTTGGCACCAAGTAAATCTATCATAATACAAGTGTATCATATCCTGTCTTACGGGTCAACTAGGGAAACTCTTGCTTGACAGCCTGCCAGCAGTGTGATACAATATATCCAAGATTAGATATAGAGGAGGGAACATGAATCAACTGGATAGATTGGTAACGGCCAGTAAAGCAGCAGAGCTTTCGGGCTACACGGTACGGCATATCGGATGGCTGTGCCGCGAGGGTCGCATCGAGGCTTTCAAGATGGGCTGGATGTGGCTCATAGATCGAGAGTCACTAATGACGTATCTACAATCAGACGTAAGCAGATCAAAATAATGAAAGAGACGCTCCGGGGATGGCAGTCCGCAAGGAGCGTCTCAAGGAGAACAATAGATGTCAGCTTCAACATATTATACCCAAACCAAGTCCAACAGTCAAGCAATCGGCTACCGGGTCGAGGATGGTACCTGGCACATAGATGGCTATGTGGTGCAGCGCATACTCAATCAGTGGCGTTGCTCTTGCAAGCAGACCTGGTGTGATCACAGAGATGCTGTGATCAGCCACGACCAGGCGCTACAACAGGTGTTCGCATGAACGCGGAAACCGTACGTAACCTCAGCACCAATCGCTCTGACAAAGCCCTAAAGATCAAAGAGATACGCAAGGTTTCGGCAAGCGAATGGCTGGTCAAGAACAAGTACACAGTTCTGCGGCAGAAGGATGCGCAGTACGATATGCTATTCTGGCACTGTAGCTGCCCCGACCATACATTCCATCGAAACTACTGCAAACACATTATGGCCGTAATCCTATTGGAGGACATACGATGACCAAAGCAATCAAGAACCGAATGGTATGGCTGGACACTAAAGAGGCTGGAGAGCTGGCGGGATGCACCCGCTATCACATATCACGCCTGGCTGGCCAGGGTAAACTGAGATACTTTAAGTTAAGAGGCGGCACGATTATGTTCGTCAGCCAGGATGATGTGATCGAATACGCCAATCGCAGAAAACAGGAGACACAAATATGAAAAGCAAGGTTATAGCAGAATACATCCTCACAGGTTCTGCCGCAGAAGTTGAGGGCCTGGATGAACTAACGGCACTGGCCCTGGAACAGCCCAGAGACAGGGTGATACCGTTCCTCAACCTACACGCCAATGGATTGGCAGAAAAAGTCCAGCGCGAGGTGGATCTGGCTAGCGTCTACTTTAAGCCCATCTCTTGGGACGAGCTCGAGAGATCACCTGCAAAGCAGTGGATTGTCGACCAGGTTCTAGGTGAGGGCGACCTGGCTATGATCTATGGCCCATCTGGATCGGGCAAGACGTTTACAGCATTTAACCTAATAGGTATGCTGGTAAGAGGCAATGGCAAGTTTGCCGGTCGATTCCAGGTTAACCGCCCTTGCAACGTCGTGTACATGACCCAAGAGGGCAGGTCTGGACTGGGCCAAAGGGCACTTGCCACCAGCCGGTCTATGAACCTCACTCAAGAGGAAAAGGATCGAGCGCAATACTATTTCAAGGTAGTGCAATTCGTCAACCCGGATGCACCTAACTACTACCTGAAATACCTCAGTGATCTCGAGATACTGGGCTTTAAACCAGACGTAATCATCATAGACCATCTATCCAGTACCGTTCCCGGCAAGGGCGACTCCGATCAAGCCGCAGCCACGAGCGTACATGCCTGTGTAGCCCACATACAAGAGACGCTCGGATGTGCCGTGGTCATTATGCACCACACCGGCTATGATACATCGCACTCCAGGGGTATGACTAACTATAAAGACGTGTTGGATATGCAGATCAAGATCGAGAACACGAATAACCCACGCAAGATGTCCTGTGACAAGAACAAAGATGGCGAGGCCTGGGACCCCATCGAGTTTGACATCATTCCTGTAGACCATACGGAATCCTGCACCATCGAGTGGGGCGGTACAGTGAAGTCGAGAGATGGGTCCGTGGCAGATCAGCTAGACAAGATCACTGATTACATAGCGCAAAACCCAGGGTTGACTCAGAACGCACTGGTGGAAAAGCTCACAACCCTGTATGACTATGGCGAAACAGCTACCAGAAACAGGATTAGAGACCTTGCCAGGAAAGGCATTGTCACCGTGAAAGAGGGTGGCAACAACTCACATCTACATTATGTCAAGTAGTATGGTGGTGTGGTATAGTGGTGTGATAATATTACCATCACACTCGTAATATTATGTCCGGTGGTGTGGTGTGGTACCCCCCTATAGGGGGTACACCACACCACCACATACCACACCACTTGGGGGGAAAAAGGCTTCTGCCGCAGAAGTTACAGCGCTTCCAGCTCCATACGGGCCTTGACCACACCGCCCTCTATGTAGGGCGTAGCCCTCAAAGCACACCCATATTCCCGCAACAGTTCCTCCAGCTTCTCCCGGCAATCTCGTACACGCTTGTTCTTGGCCATCGCCTCAAGCTGCTGCATCTGTTCACCCGATAAGCCGTCCAGTATTTCGTTTTCATTCATGAGTAGCACCTCAAATATCTAGTATTGCCACCAAACACTACCTTGATGTATTCATCTTGTGCGCTCTTTCCAGTGTACACTGTGCCGCCTACAAACTGGATAAAGGGCTGGTCCACGTCAAGCTGGTGCAAGTACAGTACCGGGATCGCCCCTGCGGCGCTGTATTGCTTGACGTGCAAGGTTCCCGCCTCGGCACTCACGTTAATACCCACGCGCCCATCGCTGCCCACGTGTAATAGAGGGTCAGCAGAATTATCTTGAATCTCTACATAATCTGTGCCAGCTAAGTCAGTTAATCTAACTGTAAAGGTATTAGATTGTACGTCTACTGTAGAGATGTTACCAATCTGGTCACCGTGGTCTATCAATACTCTAGCATTAGTGAAAAGGAAGTAATCATTACTGGAACTATTTGTACCGATCCCTAAACCATAGTTTGGCTGTCCATACCATAGAGAGTAGTCATCAGATTTTAGACGTATGGTGTTACCTTTGGCTGAGTCGTTATTCTTGTTGGCCAGGATGTCCAGCCTGCCCGTAGAGCCGATGGACTTTAACTGTGTCTCGCCGGTCGACCACACACCGATGCTGGCTTGTTCTGTACCGGCATTGTCGAACCGGATACGGTTGTAGTCGTTAGCGCCTTGCTCGATCACAATGCCGTTCGAGTCGATGGTTACAGCGCCCGCACCAGCAATTACCTGGCCATCAGCGTTGATCTCTACCTGCGTGACCAGTTCGCCCTGTACCTCGAACTTGCCCTCGGCGCTATCCCACTTAATAGATGCGTTGGGTGTCGTGCCGAGCCCGGTCAGCTCCAGAACAGGGGAGTCCTGCGCATTGATAAGCGCGTTGCGGGATAGATCGTCTAGCTGGCGCTCGATCTGCTCGATCCTGTCGATGAAATTAGAGACGAAATGAGTTCTGTCTAGGAGATCCATTCCTCTACCTCCAATCGGCACTGGTTGCTGTTGGGTTGGTATTGTCTGGCCAGCACACGCACGTCCCCGCTGAACGCCCACTCCGTGCTCTTAAGGAACGCATCCAGGCGCACGATATCCCCCACGTCGTAATCTG